CGCTCTCCAGACAAGGCAGACGCCTATGTAATGGGGATATGGGGCAGTCAGTTCGCCAAGAAGAACGTAAGTGCTAACCGTTTAACGGTCCAAAAGATCAGAGAATTCAATAGGAAATACGCATGAATTATAGAACTAAACATGATGTAGAAAAGCATCAACTTACGAAGTTTGAGGAATTTATAGAGAAACATAAACCATATTCTACTCAAGATGGATTAGTAGAATGGCAAATGGCAATAGCCATACTACTTTTTAATCAAAATAAAGGTGCTGGTAAATCATATTTGATTCGTAAGTTGTATGATTTTGAGCAAGGAAGTATACATGAGTGAAAAGACACGCAAGAGCGAATTTGAAGAAGCGTACAATGACGCCTGGGGCATCTGGAGTCCCTGGCAGGAATACGCCAAGAGCGACTTACGCGCCAAGACGTTCACTTCTCTTACATCTGAGGACTGGAAGAAGCTCACTGATCTAAAGAACGGCGAGCCGATAACGAATAACCTCGTCCGTCGAATGATATCTATTGTTACTGGCGTCCAGCGTCGTAATCGCATGTCCATTAAGTACGAGGCTCAAGGCGACGAAGACCGGGCCGTGAACGAGGACCTAACCAAGATATCTGATTGGATAATGACAAAGAGTCACGGCTACCATGTTATCTCCTCCGCTTTTGCTGGCGCTATGAGTACCGGCCTTAATCTAATCAATCAGTATCCGAATAAGCCACAACAGTCTTTCAGCCCGATGGCCTTTGTTCCCATGATGGAGCGGGTCGGATACAACGCTTTCCTTTTAGGCCCGACATTTAATAAGCAGGATCTATCTGATTGCCCTTACGGTATCTTACGAAAGAAGGTGAGTCCTGATCTAGCGATGCGTTTATTACCGGATCGTGTGGCAATGATAAAGAAGATCCAGAAACACCATAGAAGTGACGACGGCAAGTTCCCAAACATGCCGAATGACAAGTTATATGGTGAGCATTTACTGAATTACGACGAGTTTCAGAAGAGAATTAGTCGAACAGCCAATATTGTCGTTAATTTACAAACGGGTCAGCCGGTAATTGATCCTAATACAGGCCAATGGCTGGAGATTAAGGGTAATCAAGAGCAAAGAGACCAGTTTTTATCACTTTACCCAATATTAGATATTGTTAAAGAGCAAATAGACACTGTTGAGGTCATTGTTTATCTAGATGGTCATGAAGTCGGACACGAGAGTGACCCTTGGGGTATTGGTGACTTTAGTTTCAGTCCTATTTGGTGTTATTTCGATCCAGATGAGTCGGAATTGCGATATCGTATCCGCTCGATGGCACGAGACTTAAAAGATGTTAACCGTATGACTGATAAGAAGGCAAATTTTATCTTATCAGTACTCTTTCAGCAGGCCTGGCATGGTATGGACGTTGAAGAGAACACTTTGGTAGATCCTGAACAGGCCTGGCAGAGCGGTCCCGCCCCTAGAATCTTTAAGGACGGTAAGATAGGTGCTAATGCCTATCGTGACAGAACACCTCCTGACGTTCCTCAAGGGGTCATGTTGAGTATTGACCAGGACCACCAGACCCTTAACCGCGTTGCCGGCCAGAATGAAGAGATGGCTGGTATGGGTAAAGGTACGGACAAGATCAGTGGTTTGCTCTCGAAGTTGCGTATGTCACAAGGTTTAGTTGGTCAGACCGACCTTTTGGACAATTTGGACCTCTCACAAGAGCTTTTGGGTACGAAGCAGTTGAAATTGATCCAAAGGATGCCTGTACAGACCCTGACACGTATCCTGAACCGCCCACCAGCCCCAGGGTTCAAGGAACGTGGCCTTGGGATGTTTGATGCCATAACAGAAGAAGGGATGCTGACAACCCACCAGAGGAACGTACAGTACGCTGAATTAGTAAAGCTGAAGGAGATTGGTGCTAAGGTTGGCGATCCGTTCCCGGCGCCCTGGTCGATGATAATGAAATGGGCACCATCTGCCCTTTCGACAGAGTTCCAAAAGGCCATGCAAGAGCAAGAGGCTAAAGCCCAACAACAGCAGGCAGAGGCCAAGCAGAATGAAGACATAATGAAGGCCTTAACGATCAAGCAGATTATGTCGACTATAGAATCTGAGAACACACAGAGCCTGGAAAGAAGTACACAAGCTCAGGAGAATAGAACGGGCGCAGCTCTAGATAGAATCAATACAATGACAAAGATCGATGAGCTGCGCACCAAACCACTGATCGAGTTGGCTAAAATAGCCGCCGATCTGGAAAAGGCCCGTATAGGAGCAGCTACAGCAGGAGCAAATAATGCAGATAGGTGAAGTCAGACAACAATTAACTACGGATCTATTTAAACTTGTTGATGATATTCTTGTTAGTAAACAGGACTATCCTGTTATATATTATATACAAATTCAGATAAACGAGGGATACAAAGGGCCAGCAGCTTTCAATGTTGGTAAAATACCAACAAAAGATGTGGATGTTTCTAATAAACAGTGTATTGGCCAGAGATTTGTATGTTTTGATTGTATATTACGACGGATACCTAAATGGGAGGAATTAGACGATGATACGCAATTCCATGTTTGTAAGATCCAATGTGGTTTTGATAATTGCCCTTTGAATCAACCACAAAAAGGCTGTCCTGTATTGGAGGTAGACAATAAAAAAGGTGAGTATAAATGGATTATCCTGTTGCCTCAAGATAACTACGTAGACGTTGAAGGTGATGATATCGCCCTGATAGATGAATCTGTTAAGAAGACGGGGGTAATGTGAAATTAACCCCAGAACAGGAAAAACGACTCATAGCTATAGATAAGCAATTAAAAGTGCTATTTCGTCAATGTTATGGTAGTATCAAGTTCAACTTGAATGCCAAACGGCCAACGAACGAAGCGAATATTAATGTAAGTCTGAATTTACTCTTGAAAAGTTAACGCGAAACCTTAACGAAAGGGAAGTAGAATGAAAGATTGTGCACCAGCTTTAATGATTATCTCGCTTATTGTTGCATTGTTTGTGCTGGGCTGGTTTTGTGGTGTATCTAACGAGCGGTGTAAAGCAAGTGAATTAATACTAGCTGACATGTACCTAGCCCCACCCCCAGGCCAAATGCAGGGCATGGACCCGAACGACCTGTCCGTGCGACAGGCGTGGACGTCTACGATCCTGCGCCAGACAGTAGTCAAGACCCAACAGGACATTGCGAACCTCATGGAGCGTATGATTGAGTCGGAGGCCCCGAACAATGCTGTCAGGGATTAAAACGTCGTTAAAGGATTTCCAGTTTAATCAACTTATAGAAAAGTGGTATTTACCGTGGGATGAACTATTAGGCAAACCAGATCATTTCACTGAATGCGAAACTATTAATGAGGTAGCCAGGGCAAATCATGAAAACGCATTATCTACAGTTTTAAGGACTAACTATTTGCGAAAGGCGAACGATGCTGACTGACGAACAGATTAAATCTATCGCTGCATATAGCATGAATCCGGCCACAAGAGTGAGTGAATCTTGCAGGGGCGCCATTGAGTATGCCATCCGCGAGGCCCTGGAAATGAATGATAATATCTTCTCGCCTGTAAATGGCCCAATTACTATTCATGATCTTGCTACGCGATTACACAATGCTGGCTTATCTGCTTTAGAATGTCCGAAATGTCAGTGTGGAGATATATGGCACGATTACAGGAAGAAGGTTGCTACAGCATTAGCAAAACAGTGAACAAATAGCACAACCTAAAAACTAAATAACACCAAGGGATAACCGAAACAATCGCCCTTACCTGATGCATATGTGTGCATTGAGTAAGGGCATTTTTTATTGACAAAGGAAATTGAAAGATGAGACAGAGAAGCAGGCTAAACAGCAAACACAACCAACTCAAGCAAGCTCTAGGGCCTATATATGGTTCTATGGCTATGTTTGCAAGGTTTGAGGATGCTGTAGCCAACAACGACGTTAACAACGATCAGCCCGTCACTGATCCGAGCGTAATACAGCCAGTCGCTCCGGCTGAAGGCGTAACAGCAGTCCCGCCCGCTGCCCCCGAAGTTCCTGCCCAGCCTGATCCAATACCATATGATCGGTTCAAAGAAGTCAATGATCGTATGACGGCGGCAGAACAGCAGAATTTGCAGTTGCAGCAGGCCCTGGTTGCCAGAACACAACCCCAGCCTGCACAGCATCAGCAAGGTGGTTTCATGGATGATGTTGATGATGGTGATTATATCGACGGCAAGACCTACAAGGCCGGCATGGTTCAACTCGCTACGGCCCTAAAGCAAGTCGTTGGTGGCATTCAACAGAACGTCCAGGAAACACAGATTCTCGGTGGAATACCAGATTATCAGACTGTTATAGGTGGGCCGACACCCTGGTCGAATGGCCAGCATGTACCCGCCCAACCCCTAAATGATTATGTACAAAATCACCCAGAGCAAGCACAGATTATTAATCAGCAATTAGCGACGAATACGCCAGAGGCAAAGGCGTTGGTTTATCATCTGATAGCTAATGACCCAGCGTACAAGACGGCGCAACTGACAACGCCACAGGCACAAAACAACGTTGTTCAGAATGCGGTTGCCACGGCGAATGCAATACCCAGTATAGGCAATGTTCCAGCCGCTGGCAATGTAGATGCGTCGGCAAGGTTTACTAATATGTCTGACGCTGAACTAGACGCTGAAATTAATCGCGTGGTTGCTTCAGGGTAGTTAGGAGCAATTATGAGTAACAACAATTTAATGACCACCACCTCTGAGGTGGAACCAGCAGTGCAGGTCTTCTATGATCGTGTATTGCTACGTGTTCCTACCCCTGCGTATATTTACGGGAGTAAACACGTAGAAATGTCAACCCTTGCCAGGAATAGTGGCAATACGGTCAAGTGGCGTAGATTCAATCGTCTTTCCGCTGCAACGACCGTTGTTACCGAGGGCCTTACCCCTTCTGGTAGCCGCCTGTCCAAAGTTGATATCACCGCGAAGGTCAGTCAGTATATTGACTACGTCACGATTACTGATATCGTCGATCTGACGAACCAGGACCCCGTCATTACTGAGACGGTACGCCTCCAGAACGATCAGATGAACAATACTGACGATCAGTTGGCCAGAGACTATATCTGTTCCAGTGCATCAACAACGACTGCGAGCAGCGGCGCAGGTCCTACAACTCTCTTGAATGAGACGGACATTATGGGTGTCCATAGTACTTTGAGAGCGGACAATATCGACTATATATCTTCCATGATCACAGCAGGAACGGGCCAGGGAACTGCTCCCGTGCGCGCTGCTTATCTTGCCAAAGCTGACACCGTCCTCGAAGATGACCTTGAGGATGTTACTGGCTTTAAGCATGTGACCAACTATTCTGCCCAAAGTGGTGTAGACTCTGCCGAGTATGGATCTACAGGCCCGGTTCGTTGGCTGACAAGCACCCAGGGATTCACCTCTGGCAGTAACTACTATTGTCCGTTTATTGGCAAGGTCGCCGGCCAATGGCCTGTCGGTAAGGTCAATCTGACTGCTGGCAATGCCAGGAGTATCATCAAGTCTTTTGGTCAGTCTGGCACATCTGACCCGGCCAACCAAAGGTCTACAGTTGCGTGGAAGATGCTGCAAGCGTATCGCATCCTCCAGGAACTTGCCGTTCACATCTTAATCGTTACGAACGGTTCGTAAGAAAGGAGTCATCACATGCTATTAGTAAGTAAACATTGGACTGCCGATGGTAATGCAGTCATCGTTGATTGCGGGGCCAAGGTTATTAGGGCAACGCTTTATATCGACACTGGCCAGACAAATCCACTGGTGTATGTCTATAGCCGCCAGTGGGAACAAGAAGATACACTATATGGAATTCTGAATACTGGTTCCACTGGTGTCCTTACCAGAATGACGTCTGCTGCGACTGGTATGGAAGCCTA